TGGGAAACAGGACATCAAAATTTAAAGAAAAAATTCAGGAATGTAAATGAGGAAATCTTAGCTACGAAAGGTTTTATCGATGAAAGAAAAGCTAAGATACTGCTATACAAATTTCTTAGAGAAAATCCATCTTTTACTTCCGAATTAATCACTGGAGTAAATTTATTTCCGTTTCAGCACATGGCAATTAAAGCTATGATGGAAACTGATTACTTCTTAGGAATCTGGAGTCGAGGATTAAGCAAGTGCCTTCACTACGACTCTTTAATTTGGACAGATAGAGGTCTGATTAAAATAGGAGACGTAAACATTGGAGACACTGTTCAAAGCAAAGACTCTTCTAATGAAGTTTTAGACAAGACAATCAATCCACCGCAAACTACATACAAGATAACTACCAATTCGGGATTCGAATCTGAAGGATTAGATTATCATAAAATCATGGTTTTGAATGAAAACCTAGAGTTAGAATACAAGCATAACAAAGACATCGTTGTCGGAGATTACGTTGTTATCAAAAGAGGTTCCGACATAGACTTGAAGGAGAGAAATATCTTTGATGGATTTAAATTTGTTAATGATGTAGAAAATTTCAATAAGCCTAAATCTTTTATAAAAGATATCGATCACATTGCTGATTGGTATTACTTTTTTGGCCTTTTAATTGGAGACGGTCATATACTAAAAACTCCACTTGGAGTATCTATAACTTCTGAAGATCAAGAAACGAAAGACTTCCTCAGTCAGTTTTCTGAAAAAATCGGACTGCATTTGTCAGTCTTAAACAAACAAGATAACTGTCAAGATTTGAGGATTTATTCAAAAGAATTAGTGGCCTTCTTGAAGTTTTTAGGATTTGACGAATCTAAAGCTTTCGAAAAAACAATACCAGAAGCTTTAACTAATAATTCCAAAGCGAACATTCAAAATCTTCTTGCGGGACTATTTGATACAGACGGCTATGCTTCTGCGCAATATAAAGAAAAAAAAGGAGTAAATGTGAAAATAGGATTTACTTCTACTAGCGAAATATTATTGAAGCAAATTCAAAATTTATGTTTGCAGTTTGGCATTATATTTAGAAAAGGAGTTTGTTTCAAAGGCGGGCAATCGAATTTTCCAAAAGGCAAGTCTTACAATTGTAAAAAAGCTTGGAGCTTAATTTGCTGCAATCAAAAAGATGCAAAGATATTTAAAAACCAAATAGGATTTAGGATAGCGCGAAAGATGAATGTGCTAGAAAATTTGGATAAGCAGTTGATACAAAATGAATCTTTTTGCGATTACATTCCATACGTGGGAGAACATCTAATAAATTACTTTGGCAAGAAATCTATCGTCGATAAGAAACACAGCAAATACAAATTAAATTTTAGAAAAAACACGAGCAAAAGACTTCTCGGGGAGATTTTAAATACTGGAAGAATCCAAGGAGAATTGTTTGATAAATTATCATGCTTAACAAGAAGCGACTTGTCTTTTGAAAAAGTTATCACAACAGAAACGAGCGAAGCGGTAACTGTGGATATACATGTAGAAAATGAGCATTGTTACGTCTCAGACGGAATCATAAATCACAATTCTTTCTCTACCGCAGTTTTCGCAATATTAGACTCTATACTTCATCAGGGAGTTCATATTGGAATCATTAGTAAATCGTTCAGACAGTCTAAAATGATTTTTCGAAAGATCGAGGATATTTCTAAAGGCACAAAGGCTGGATTTTTATCTCAGTGTATTACTAGAGTTTCAAAAAGCAATGATGAATGGGTCATGGAAATTGGCCGAAGCAAAATCACAGCTCTTCCCTTAGGCGATGGTGAAAAACTTCGTGGTTTCCGTTTCCAAAGAATGATTATTGACGAACTTTTGCTGATGCCCGAAAAGATTCTAAACGAAGTTATTCTGCCGTTCTTGTCTGTCGTAGAAAACCCAACAGAAAGACAACAGATTTATGACCTCGAAACAAAAATGATTAGAGAAGGTAAGATGGCTGAAGATGAGCGTCATGAATGGCCGCACAACAAAATCATTGGTCTGTCTTCGGCAAGCTACAAGTTCGAGTATCTATACAAACTGTATCAGCAATACGAAAACTCCATCATGACCGAAAACAAGCAGGACAACGCTCATAGAGTCATTATGCACTTGAGCTATGATGTTGCGCCAGAACAGCTTTACGATGGCAACCTGCTCGATCAGGCGAAAGCTACGATGAGTCAGTCTCAGTTTGAGCGAGAGTTTGGGTCTGTCTTTACAGACGACAGCTCTGTAGAAATTATAGGAGATCCTAAAGTAGAGTATATCCTTTCTTTCGACCCATCTTGGTCAGAGAGCGACGGCTCAGACGATTTCGCAATGCAAGTCATAAAACTCAACAAGGGCAAAAAAACAGGCACTGTAGTTCATTCCTACGCGCTATCTGGAACTAACCTGAAAAAGCATATCGAATACTTCTATTATCTTTGGAAGTATTTTAACATTGTTTGTATTGTTGGAGACTATAACGGAGGTGTTCAGTTCTTAAATTCCTGCAACGAAAGTGAAGTATTCAAAAAGGCTAACCTGAAGCTCGAATGCTTTGACGCCGACTTTGACAATCCACAAGAATATGATGCCGCTTTGCGTGACGCCCGAAATCAATACAATTTAGAATCGAAAAAAATAGTTATTCTAAGAAAGCCAAGTTCATATTGGATTCGATCCGCCAACGAACTTCTTCAAGCATCATTTGATCATAAAAAAATATGGTTTGCTGGCATGGCTCTTGACGATGACTTTGCGAAACAAACGAGAGCTGAAATTCCTATTGAAGATTTAAAATACACTGCTATCGAAGCTGAGCAAGAAATTGGTGGTAAAAAAATCGATTTCATTGAGCACCAAAAAGACATGGTTGATTTGATCAAAGTGCAATGCGCCCTAATTCAAGTAGTTAGCTCTTCACAAGGAACTCAAAGCTTTGATTTGCCGCAAAACTTAAAGAAGCAGCGTGGAGCAAACAAAGCGAGAAAAGACTCATACTCCGCTCTTGTTCTTGGCAACTGGGTTATGAATTTATACTACGACATGATGGATGCCCCAACTCAAGATGTTCAATTTACTTTCACTCCAATGTTCGTAAACTAACTTTTAAAGTGAACTTTGAGACTTTTTGTGTAAAATAGATAGATGCAATCTTCTAAGCGTAAATATAATAAAAAATCTCAATACTGGGGAAAATTCGATAAGCCCCAAGGTCTTGATTCAATGATTAAAAATTCATCGTATGAACCAGAGTTATGCGGTGAACCTTTTTATACATCAGATGCCTCTGTCTCTTTTGAGAAATCAAAAGCATCTTACGAGAGATCTTCAGATACAGAGAGAAGTGGTAGTAGAAGAAATAGAGCCGCCGTTCAAAGAACGATGGATCGTTTCAGCAGCATTAGAAACGGTCTTCTTCCTTACAGTTATGCAATGGACGGAGTTAATATTCGAGAAGCTATCGAACTCTGCCAAAAAGCTTATGCGAATGTCGCTATTTTCAGAAACGCTATCGACATCATGTCTGAGTTTGCGAATACAGAAATTTATCTAGAAGGCGGCTCACAAAAAAGTAGAGATTTTTTTACAGAGTGGTTTAAAAAGATTAAAATTTGGAACGTCAAAGATCAATACTTTAGAGAGTATTATAGAAGCGGAAATATTTTCCTATATAGAGTTGACGGAAAATTTGAAACAGAAGATTACATCAAAATCATCAAGCAAGCGGGAGCGATCAATTCTTCAGTCAATAAAATCCCAGTGCGCTACATCATGCTTAACCCATTCGATGTTGTCGCAAAGCGAGGCTCCACCTTTGCTATCGGCGCTTATGAAAAGATTCTATCAGAATACGAATTGGCGCGATTGCAAACTCCAGTCACGGAAGAAGATCAACAAATCTATGACGCTCTCCCAGCAAATGTAAAGAAAGATATTAAGAAGGGTGCTTATTATACTAATGGTTTAAAAATCGAACTAGATCCTAAGAAGTTGATTTATTCGTTTTATAAAAAACAAGATTACGAACCATTCGCCGTTCCTTTTGGATATCCAGTGCTAGAAGATATCAATGCCAAAATGGAATTGAAGAAAATGGACCAAGCTATTACACGCACTGTAGAAAACGTGATTCTTTTGATTACTATGGGCGCGGAGCCAGAAAAGGGCGGCATCAATCAGAACAATTTGATTGCGATGCAGAACCTATTCAAGAACGAAAGTGTTGGTAGAGTTCTCGTGTCTGACTTTACAACCAAAGCGGATTTTGTTATTCCAGATTTAAATAAAGTTCTTGGTTCTGAAAAATACAAAGTTCTCAACGAAGATATCAAGCAAGGATTGCAGAATATTGTTGTCGGAGAAGAAAAGTATAGCGCCACAGAAGTTAAAGCTCAAATTTTCATCGATAGACTTAAAGAAGCTCGCAACGCATTCTGTAATGACTTCCTGCAAATCGAAATTAAGAGAATTGCCCAAAACTTGGGAATGAAATCGTATCCAATAGCCAAGTTTAAAGATATCGATGTAAGAGATCAAACACAATTAATGAGAGTCGCCACACGCCTAATGGAACTTGGAGTTCTTACGCCGCAACAAGGCATGGATATGTTTCACAACGGTCAGTTTCCTAAGGCTGAAGAAATTGCGCCAGCTCAAGATAAGTTCGTCGAAGATCGAAAAAATGGTTACTACAATCCTATTGTTGGTGGAGTTCCTACTATTTCGCCGCCGAAAGATCCTAACGCATCTAAAGGCGCAGCTAATAAAACGAACAAAGTCGCTGGTAGACCCGAAGGCACAGTTGGCATTCCTATCGTCAAAGCTAATTTCTCTGTCAAAAACATTCAATCAGTTGTCAAGAAGATCGAAGAAACAAGAGCTTGTATCGAAGAGCAGTTGTTGGCTAAATACAAAAAGGATAGTTTTGAAGAGTATCAAGTCAAGATGATCGATAAACTCTGCGAAGCTATCGTTGTTTCTCAAGATATAAAAAATTGGGAATCTACCGCAGCTTCATGTGTAAATGATTTTGACGAAATTAGCTCATTGAGCACAATGCCAGATGTTTTGTCAATCTGTTCAGAATTCCAAATTGAAGACGATTATTCTGGAGCCTTATTATACCATTCCCAAAATCTATAATGTCCATTCCATACAAATACACCACAAGATTTGAGCATCCTATTCTATCATGCGTAGAAGGGGATGAGTCTTTTATTTCTAGAGCTTCATTGGAAAACTTAAAGTCTTTGGTTCCTCAAGATATTGATTTCTCCGAAAACGTAGATCTTTTAGGAGTCGCTTTCAATGCGGCGGTTATCAACAAGTTTAATAGAAACGATGATGGTATGGATTCTCAAACTGCGGCAAAAGTTATCAATAACTTTCTCCACAAGCCTACCAATATCGAGCACAATAAGAGCAAAGTCGTTGGACATATCGTAACTGCTGGATTTAGCGAATACGAAGGAGAAGGTAAAATGATTGATATCGAAGATATCGAAGATCGAGACGATCCATTCAACATCTCTCTCGGTTCTGTCATATACAAGTATGCAAACAAAGAATTTTCCGAATTAGTTCAGAGATCTATCAATCCAAAAGACTCTTTATATCAGACAATCTCTACCAGTTGGGAAGTTGGATTCAGCAACTTTCTTATCGCCGTTGGCAGTGATAACTTAAGAGATGCGGAAATCGTCAAAGGATCTAAGCAGCTATTAGAGATGAAGAAGAAGCTTAAAGCTTACGGCGGATCTGGCAGATTAGACGATGGAACTAAGCTCTATAGAATTTTAAGCGGAGAAGTTTATCCACTGGGAATCGGGTTCACAACCAATCCTGCGGCAGATGTTAAAGGTTTATACTCAGATCAGCAATCAACTAAAGATGTAGTCATTCATGATAAAAGAGATAAAAAAACTTACTTTGATATTAAAAAGAACGATTTAAGCAAAAAATCAAAAGCTTTTATTTCCCAAATAGAAGCATGCAATGTAAAAAAAACCAAAGAAACTATTATGGATATAGAACAAGTCCTTTCCGAACTCAAAGACCTCCTTGTCGAAAAGAAATTTTCAGAAGAAGCGGTAGCTAGCATGACTAGCACATTTGCTGATGCAATCAAACAAAAAGATGTCGAATATCGTGATTCTTTAACAAGAGCAGAAGATGAAAAAGCTGCTATTGCTAAACAACACGAAGAGCTGAAAGCTTCTGTAGACAAACTTGAAAAACAACTTGGAGAATCTTCAGCTAAAATCGCTGAATTCGAAAGCTTCAAGAAACAAGAAGAAGCAGTTGCTCGTTTCAATTCGCGCATGGAAGCTATCGATTCAGCTTACGAGCTTGATGAAGAAGATAGACTTCTTCTTGTCGAAGACTTGAAAGCTTTGGAAGCTTCTGAAGAGGCTTTTGCTTCATATCAAAATAGACTTTCTGTCATGTGGAAGCACAAGGGCAAAGAAGCCAAGGCTTCTATCGATAAAGCTATTCAAGACAAAATCGACGAAGAAGTCTCCAAGAGAATCGCTTCTGTTTCGACTGCTTCTACCGAAGAAACTAAGACAGACAAAGAAATCGCAGAAGAAGCTCTTGAAAAAGCTAAAGCTTCTGAAGCTGGGATGTCTTCTTCTAACGAAGAGTCTTCAAAACAACCTTTAACATTACGCGAAAAATTTGCAGGAGCATTTAGCCGCGAAAACATTACAATCTCATAATAATTTAAAACAACAAAAATATGGCACTTAGAACACTACCATTTAGACAATACAGCGAACATGATGTTATCAACATGTTTGCTCTTGGAACTGGATATGTCAATGAAAGCTTGAGCACTTCGGATAATGGAGATGCTGGAGTTTTCGTTACCATTGAATCTGGCAACCTTAACGTCGATACAATCGTCTATGACTCAGCTTACAGCTCGTATCTTGGCAAAACTGATTATCCGAATGTCGGAGTTAATCAATATCCAAGAGTTTCGCTCAGCTTGAAGCCTGCTACCTCTGGTGACGCACTTATCGGAATGACCCTTCGCCAAACTGCAAAGCTCGACGAAAACGGAGAGAAGCTTCTTTATTACCCACAGAAGGCTGAAGAATTTATGTGCATGCTTCCAGGACAATCTGTTCCTGTCGCTACTCGTGGTATCTTCACTCTTGCTTCCACAGCATTTACTGCTGTTATCGGAACTGGCGCTGGTCAAATTGGTATCGGATCTGGCTTGAAACTTCCATCGGGAGCTTCTGGCAAGCTTACTGGATGCGCAAACACCGACGCAAACAAAGTTGGTGTTGTTATCGCAACTGGTTCTCGCACAGCGATCAACAATGCTGATCAATTTGCAGGAGCTGCTGGTTCAACTGGAGGATATGCAATCATCGGTCTTGGACTGTAATCTAACCTGAAAATTTAATATATGAAAATCACTTTAAAAAGAACACCTGAACAAATCGAATTGATCAAGGCTATGGCTTCTAAAAATCGCTCTGTTGCGATTGAAGCTCAAACAGCTCTTGCTGAATTTATCGGTCCAGTATTGGCTGAAGTCATTAACAATGCTCCTACATTGAGCAACTTGTTTACAAGTCTTCAATTCAACGCTGATGACAATCCAAGCATTCCTCTTGATTTGTATTATGACATCACTGCCGAAGACTATATCACTGTATATAGCCAAAACGCTGCTGGTGGTCTTCCACAAAACCAAGTCTTGCCAACTGTCTCTGAAATGAAGATTCACACATACACTCTTGACTCTGCTCTCAGCTTTGACAAGCGTTATGCTGCGAAAAGCCGCATGGATGTCGTTAGCAAAACCTTTACTCGTTTGGCTCAAGAAATTCTCTTCAAGCAAGAGAAGACTTCTGCTAACCTTCTTTTAGGCGCACTTGCTGCTGCTTCCACAAACGGCAAAAAGCACATCCAACGTGCAAATACAGATGGACGTTTCTTGCTTGCTGACTTGAATGAATTGTTCACTCTCGCAAAGAGACTCAACACCTCATGGCTTGGTGGCACTCCAGATGCTCGTCAAGGTCGCGGATTGACAGACATCCTCGTTTCTCCTGAATTCGTTCAAGAGCTTCGCTCGATGGCTTATAACCCAATCAACACAAAGGGAAGCTTGACTGATATTCCTGCTCCAGAAGCAATGAGAACATCTATCTATAACAGCGCAGGTATCCCAGAATTCTATGGCGTTTCTATCATGGAAATGAATGAGCTTGGTCGCGGACAACGCTTCAACACTGTGTTTGATACAGTTGCTGGTGGAACACTCTATACAAAAGCAGATGGAAGTTCATCGGCAGCTTTCAATGGAGCTAATGAAGAAATCATGATTGGTATTGACCGTAGCCGCGATTCGCTTATCCGCGCAGTTGCTACAGATTCCGAAAACGGTTCTGAGTTTTCTCTTACTGCCGACGATCAATACAGCGTTCGCCAAAGCAAAATCGGTTATTTCGGTTCGCTTGAAGAAGGCCGTATGGTTCTCGACACAAGAGCACTTGTCGGTAAGATCGTCAGCGGTCTTGCTTAATTAAACCTCACTCACTAAAGCCGCCCTTAACGGGGCGGCTTTTTTGTATTTAAAAATAAAGTTTTCGTATTATAATTTAATATGGCTAATAAAAAAAGAAAAGTAGAAATCTCTAATGGCGTGTTGGAAAATTCAGAATCTAACAGTTCAAACTCTAGCGGAAATCTGTTGCAGGATATTTCGGCAATGCGCAGCAACAATCAAGTCGGAACTGATGAGTTTGTAGATAAAATGAAACAGCTAGAAGTCCTTTTGGGCGTTTCGGAGATCAGTCCATTTGGAACAAACGAATTGGAGATTTTTGAACGAACACTCGCTGAAGCTTCTCTTTCTGAGATGCAAAAAATCGCTAACAAAGTAGGAATCAATCCTTTCCATGATAGACCAACTTTAAAGTCTAGCTTGCTCAGAGAGTTTGGCGCTTATACAAAAAATAGCCGCAGAAACATTATGCCATCAAGCGTCAATAGCTTCGTGGTAGATCCAAACAATCCAAAGCATCAGAAATTAATTAAAATCTTGAATGATATTTAAGTGTAAAATATTTTATGAGCGTTATTAGCGATTTAGCTTTAAAAATATTTCAAACCGAGTTTGATGGAGACACTGGTGTAATGTATCAATCTTACATCGAAGCTTGGTTGAAGGAGAATATGGGGCAGTTAAATTCGCGCCTCAACACTTCTTACAGCGGTATTGACGCTCAGCTTGACCTAGAATCGATTGCAGTCTATAAAGAGATCTATATGGCCAATTATTATCGCAAGCAGTCTAGGAACGCCCTGAGAGGCTTAGTGGGCAGTTCTGAGGGATCTGATATACTCAGTTTGCGAGATGGCAACAGTTCTGTGTCGTTTGTTAATAAAAACGAAGTCGCTAAAGTTTACAAGTCGATGGCTCAAGAGTCGGAAATGAAGATCGATAAGATGGCTCATCAGTATAACATGTATCAGTCTGAACCTCTGCAATTAGGAGGAACGGAAGCTGGATTAGAAGTAATTTACTAAACAAAAAAACCCGCCGAAAGGCGGGTTTTTAGTTTAAGGTTTGTTATCTATTGAATCTTACATACAACTTATTAAATTGATTAGTTGCAAACAAGTCTGGACTGGCCCCATCCATGCTTCTGGGGATTCTGATGGTATTGTCATCAACTTTTGTATAAGTGTTGATTATGGCGTCTGAGCCATGATTAGTTATAGAAAGATCTTTATTGCTGTCTACATACTCAAATACAGTTCGACCATTATTAACGTATCGTATATCAGGAAAAACATTTGTGATCTGATATACTATATAATTGTCAATATCAATAGGAGTATTCGTATAATTTCCACTTAGTATTTGATAACCAAAATTTCCACTCAAAAATACACCATCTTCATTTTCTATAACTCGCAAAGTATTACCTGTCAAGTATATTTCAGAAATAACTATTCCATCAGAATCGCGAACGAAAATTTCATCTGCATACTCCCAGTAAACGTAAGAGTCGTTAGCTGTATATGGTGTATAATATAAAGTTATTCTATTATTAATATCATAGTCTCCATCATAAATAGTAATATAAAAAGGGCTATTTTCCGCTTCATAAGAAATCGGCGTTTGAGGAGCGGCGACACGGGTTCCTAGTGGCAAATTTGAAAATCTAACCAGTAGATCCGAGGAATCTACACTGATGTCTGTTTTGATTTTCTCATATTCAGTAGCAACGGGTTCCCCTTTGACCCAATCAGCAGTGTCTGTTTCGAATGATGTGTAAGGTATTGTTGTCATTATTTTAGTATTGTTTGAAGAATAAAACATGCAATTTATTAAGTGGATAATCGGTGTCTGGATCTACACCAGCTCCATCCATACTTCTGGGAATTCTGATGGTGTTGTTGTCTACTTTTGTATAGGTGTTTATTATTGCATCTGAACCATGGTTGGTTATTGATAAAAAAGGGCTACTTTGGTCCATGATCTCAAATGTAGCTTTACCGTCACTGGCATACCCAATCCAGCCTTGGGTGAGATTTGTTATCTGAGCTAGTATATAATAGTCTACTGGATCTTCAGATATAGTTGCCGAAAAATTTCCACTTAGAAATGTTTCGCTGGCGACATTGAATATGGATAAATTTATTCCTGTTGAATCTAAATAGTCCGATTGGTTATTGCTATCGCGAGTAATAATTTCCCCTTCAAATAAAGAAATCCACCCATCCGAAAGCGGATCGGAGTTAAATTCTATTCTATAAGAAATACCATAGTTATCATCTTTAATAGTAACATAAAGAGGTCTATACGCATAATAAGGTATAATCGCAGGGGCATTTGCAACCGTAACTCCCGCTGGTAAATTTGAAAATCTAACCAGTAGATCCGAGGAGTCTACGCTGATGTCTGTTTTAATTGGCTGATATTCGCAAGAAACTGCGTTGTTTGAAGGC